GTCTGCTATACTTCCTCCACCGCCGGAAGCTGCCACTTCCCAAGACAGATTACCAGCACCATCTGTAGATAGTACACTACCGCTTGAGCCGCCAGTAATTATTATATTAGCAACACCACCTAATTTAAGTTTGTTAGTAGTATAATTACCACCATTACCTAAACGGTTTCCTGTCCAATTTACTAGAGTATTTGCCGCAACACCATCGCCATCACCCACAATAAGTTGACCAGTGCGAATGTTTTGTATATTGAATACCGTGTTGCCTGCTCCGGCGATTGGTGCAAATACCTTAGTATTTCCTGCACCATTAGATACTCGGTTGTTGATTAATGTTACTTCAGTTAGAATTTCAGTCTGAGTAGTAAAACTGACGTTTGTATCAATTGGAACTAATACAGGATCATTTCCAATATAAACTTGTTGTGTATCAGTTGAGAAACCGATTTCACCAATATCAAGTTGGGGCAAATCTGTGTTTGCGCCAGTTCTGTGTTGGATTTTAGAAATTTGTACAATTGCCATAGTATAATCTTTATGTGATTATACTATTTATCTTGTACTACAGGAACTGCATATAGTATTGTTCTACACGTTTAAACCAAATATCAGTATATTTGACAAACTCCGGGCCCTCTAATATGAATTCTTGATATTCATTTGCGGCAGAACACATAAAAATAACACCCTTACGTATCTTTGTCCCGTGTACTTCATTATGAGCATTTGCATAAGCGGCTAATTGAACAAAGTAATCTTCAATCCACTCACGCTTTTTAGGCTTATTTGTTTGTTTGTGATCCATGATAGCTTCATCATTATCATGCACACCTACTAAGTCTGTCGTCCCCGCATAAATTTTCGGATAATACAAAGGAACTTCTGTACCCCAGTATTCATTGCATTTGACAAGACCTTGACTAATAATTGATTGGGCCATTTTATGGCTTTGCAAGCTATACGGATTGCTTCCGGGCTCATTGAGTACTCCTGTCTTAATGTAATCTTCTAGCCACTTGTGCATTCGTGTTCCACGACCTGCGGCTTCTGTTGTAATCTCTTGTGCTTTTTGTACACCAACTCGTTTACGCCAATTTTGTAATGCTTGTTTAGATTCTTCACTTTTAGTAGCATCTAATATAGTAGTGACGCTTGGGAGTTTCTCACCATCGGGTGTAGCGTATTTGCGTGAGCCGTTTATTGTTTCCCTAAGTAAAGGAACGTAATTATATTTGTTTGGATTATACATGATTATAGTCAATTATAGTCAATTATAGTCCAGTTGTCAACTATATTCGGAAACTTTCGCCACATCCACATCTATCACGTTCATTGGGGTTACTAAACTCAAAACCCTCATTCAATCCATTACGTACATAGTCTACTGTCATGTTTTGTAAATATACATCATGTTTTAAATCTACTAGAACAACAAATTCTGGTTGTGCATAGTTTATCACAGATTCATCAGGTACGTATTCGTTGACATATTCTAACACATATGCCAAACCACTACAGCCGGTAGTTTTCACACCAATACGAATGCCTACCCCGCCTCGTTTTTCTAATAATTTTTTTATTTTGTTTTTAGATGTATCAGTAAAGTTAATCACTGTATTTGCTTGCTTGCCATTTGCTGGCGTATCTTTTCATTTTCATCTTGTGATTGATCCACTGCTGTGCCCATATCACCTTCTTGGCCCTTGAACGTAACCGTATCATCACTCACGTTAGCAATGATATTGTTTAGTGGTTCTTTTTTGACCATATCAAATAAATCAGCTTTATCCAAGCTGATTCCGTTCTTGTTCAATACTGTTAAGAATTCATCAGTTGACATTGGCTCATTAGAGGATTTAAGTTGGTTCGTTACCGCAACCAACTTAACTCTTAATGGATCAGTATCACTGAACTCAAACAAACGCATGTTTAACGCTTTGCACGTCCAACTGATGGAATTGGTTCTTCTGCTGGCAACTCTGCAGGCATTTCTTCACCACCCATGTCACCGCCTAAATCAGCACCCATATCGTCACCGCCCATCATGT